TATCTGCTGTGATAGTTCTGACCTCATTTGCTAGCTTGGTATTGTTTGCCTGAAGTGCGTCCAGTTCTGCTGTGTCAACCGCAGTTAGTTTTAATGCGTTTGCGTTAAGCAATTCAATCTCAGATTTTTGCTCTGCTATTTTCTCGACTGAATTGTTAAAGCTTGCCGTAACTGCTGCAAGTGATTTTTGCAAAGCCTTTGCGTCAACGTCACCCTCGAATGTTGCGACGTTAGTTATGCCCTCGTATGTTCCGAGTGTTGCACTGCTTGTTGCAGAAAAGTTTACCTCCTCTAAAGGCTCCGCTATAACTACTACTGGCTCTGGTGTTGGTTCAACGTATACTGGTTGCGGTGGTGCGACGTATACTGGTTCTATAATTACTGGTGCTACATATGGTGCTACATAAACTTCGGTATGAACAATGTTATATCCTCCCGTAGCCTTGTCTAATAGATACCAACCGTCAGCATTATCTGCCGTCATTGAGTCAGGCAAAATAATTGCCATTGCTTCTCCAGATCCAACGTTGTGACTAAACTGACCACTTAGGTCAAATGTATGTGTTACATCATCAGTGTTAACTATTGTAAGTTCTCCCCCCTCAAGTATGGTAATCTCGAAAGGAAAACTGTCAACGGTAACACGATCTGGTGTCTCAGCATAAGCGTTGCCAAATCCTATAACTGCAATCAATCCAAATAGGATCATTGCTGTTGTTGTTTTGCTAATCATGTTATACAATGATATATATATCTAATATAAACGTATCTGTTTATGCAAGTACTGCAATATCATATCTAACTGCATCTTCTCTCTTGTCTTTTCTAGAAACTAATTTTGGTCTACGTTTACAACAAGGACAGTTATCATCTACTAGGTAGGTCTTTCTTATCCATTTGTCACAACGTCTACATAATGCATGAGTCTTGTATGCATTTCCAAACGGTCTATCATCTGGTATTCTGTCACATAATCCTTTACAACCTTTCATAAGTAGTTATGACTATTTAGCCTTAATTAAACGTTTCTATCTAAGGTTCTCTAATAATTCTTCATCATATGAATCCATCTCATATTCTGGTCTATCTTCATACTTGTCTATTTTGTTAAGTTTGAATGATACATACAATAGTATTAATCCTAGTGGGCTTAGGAACAATGTAAATATTAAAAATATACTGATAAAGAATAATGGTATGTTCATGACTTGGTTAAGATGTTACCTTATATTAATCTTAGGAAAAAGAAATACGAGACAAATCTTACGTGTTTGCCTACTACCGACTTGATAGAACGGTTAATTAACTAACATATATACATCATACTAATATTTAAATTAAACTCTAATAACAACCGTTCCCTTATCGAGTTATTATTAGGTGGTTTAAGAAGGCTACCGAGTGTAGTGGCACGAAGTAATCCTTGACAACCGTATGTGCTATGACGTTCCCCTATTTATAGGTTATTCCTCTTCTTCTTCTCGTCTTTTTTGTTCTTCCAACTTGTCTTCACATAGGAATGTTAGTTTCCAAAATACTTTCTTATCCTCAGAAGATATTTTTGATTTGTCCAATCTAGCAAATGCTAGTTCAAACCATGATAGTAATAATACATAATCCTTTAATGATAAATTTACCATGTAATCCCTTTAAATAGGTAGTTTAAATTCTTTTGTATGCACACATTGGTATAGCCCTAGAGCGAATTTTACTTCTTAATTTGGTTGTACAGCATGGACAATGTATTCCTTCCCAATCTACAAACAATGCACACAGGGTACATCTCTTACCACCTCGTAGATATGTTCTTTTACCTTTAGGGGCACGGTGTCTTTCACAAACTCCTTTACATGAACTGGACATGATAATCTTTATATGAATGATAATATAAGTGTTATAATGGAATCTAAATCATTTGATGAACCAAAAGAGATTAAAAAAGAAGTACCTGTTAAAAAATGTCTATGTAACCCAGAAATCGGCAAACACCCAAAGTGCCCTACACATAGTTCACAATAACATATTCTGACATAATTCTAACGTCATTAGACAAAGTTTATTAACTAACACATTCACTCTTATATCATGGGTGTTATAGATAATATAAGAAAAGCATTTACCTCTAACGTTAACAAAGGGTATACTGAATCTACGACTAGACCTAGCATATCCCAACCTTACATGGCTACCGATACAGGTGCCAAACTACCAATTTTCCCATTCCCACTCATAATGATTTATGATTTGGCAGATACCATTGATGCCATTAGAATTCCTATTGAAACTATTAACCGTGAGATGTTTAAGAACGGATTTGAGATTGTAGAGAGATTCAAATACAAATGCATGAACTGTTCAAAAGAATTCAAATATGCACCAAACGTTCATGAGGAAGGTGAGGATAAAATAGACATGAAGAAAGTACAATGTGATTCATGTCTCAGTTATGATATGAAAAGACCTGTACCAACACATAGAAAGATTCTTGAGGATATGATGAGCAAGCCTATAAATGGTAACATGCAAAATATGGAAGATCTTGCAAGACAACTAGAAAGAGACTTGGAGATTGCAGATAACGCTTACATGCTACTGCTAAAGAACTATTGGATTGACGATACTACTGGAGAGATAGACCCAGAGAAAACTGAGATTAAAGAACTTTTAAGAATTGATCCGCCTCAAGTGGCAATGATTGCTGACTCTGACGGTAGAATAGGATATGATGATAAGAGACAAAAGATTTGGGTATGTCCTAGATTTGAACACAGGGACAAGAGACAGTACACTGACAGATGTGATGTGTGTAATGCCAAATGTCTAAAGGCAATACTTGAAGTAAACTCTGTATATTCTATTGGTATTCCTCACCCAAAGAGAGTAATCTATGGTGAGGGTGAAATTATTTGGAAAGCAGGTAAATACAAACCAAGTTTAATTTATGGTATGTCTCCTATATTCGCTATATGGAGTAAGGCAATGTCATTGTCTCACATGGACGAATATATTAGAAAATACTTTGATAAAATGCGACCACCACGAGGATTACTTGTTGTTGCATCAAGAAACTATGAAACCTTTAGAAAGTCATGGGACGCTTTGGAACAAAAAGCAACTGAAGATCCATACATGATACACCCACTCATGGTTGAATCTGACAAAGGTGGAAAGAACATGGCTAACTGGATAGACTTTACTGGTTCATTACAAGAATTACAATTCGTTGAGATAAGAAAAGAGTTAAGACAGATCATTGGTGCCATGTACGGTGTACTTCCATTATACTATGGAGAGATGGTAGGTGGTTGGTCACAAGAGGGATTACAAGTTACAATTACAAACAGAGCAGTCAAGTGGGGACAAGACATTCTATTCAAATCTTTCTTTAAGAAACTTGCAGAAGTTATGGGAGTTGACGATTGGGATCTTAAACTTGTAGCAGGAGAAGAAAACGATAAACTATCAGAACTACAAAGAGAAGGTGTAGAGATTGACAACATGGCAAAACTACAACAAATGGGATTCAAGATAGAGAGAACCCATACTGGAGAATACAATGTATCTAAAGAAGTTCAAGACATGGAAAACCCAGAACTTAAAAACGGTAGAGGCAGAGGAACTGCTGCACCTGAAGAACAAAGAGCAAACGCACAAGGTGAACATGTTGAAAGTAGACCTTCTGACATGGGAGGAGTTGCACAGGGACACCCTTCATCTGGTAGTGGAACATCTATGTCACAAAAGAACTTCCCTACTGGTATCACACCTGCCAACTTTGATGTGGTAAAGAAAACATTACAAACTGCAGTAGACTTTGGTTGGAAGAAAACAAAAACAGTAGAAGAGTTAAGAAAATATGCAGGTATAACGGTAAGAAATGCAAGGGACATAGTTGATAATGAGTTAGGTATGACACAGAGATGGGAAGATGAAGAAAGTAGTTAAGAAAATAAAGGAAGAACCTAAAGTCGTTATCTTTAGACCTAAATTAAAAAACCCATATACAGAACTAATCGATAGTATATTAAAAGAAATTACACAAGATGTAAAAGACAAGCCTTCCATAGAGATAGTCGGCTTACTTAATGACTGTTTAAGACACATAAGGAACAATTAACATGGCAGAAAAATTTGAAGTAAAGACTGGTGGAACCAAAATTGGTGATAAAATCGTAGATATACACCAAAAAAATGAATATACAAGAGTTAACAACTATAAGGAAGGCATGTGTTTTGGCTGTTTTGGTCATGGTATTCCAGTAGGTGCAGGTGTATCTGACATATGTGGTGACTGTGCAGGTAAAAAAGGCAGGGAAACCATCTTAGTTCCAATTAAAGAGATTGTTTATGGGCTGTGTCACTTCTGTGGAGAGTTCAAACATGGTTTAGAACAAATAAATGCAAGACTTTGTATAAAATGTACCAGAAGAGTTTCAAATCACTTTAAGAACTATAATAAAAATGGTGGAATGTTAGAAACTGATCCTTTCTGGAAAAGTCAGAGAAGAAAACACGGTAAAGACTGGGCTCATATAATGTCTAAAGATTTAGGCAACCCACGCTAGTCTTTTAGCATAAAACTTAACCTATCAGTCTCTAAATCATAAAATCGGTGATCATAGTCAATTATCTTAGACTTTTTATTGTTAGAACTGTTAATATACCTGTCAACCCTCCATCTAAGTTCTGGTTTCCTTAAAAACTTTGGAAATATGTCAATTTGCATCTTTTTAGGGTTAAATTTGATTTTATCATGCAATATAAGTTTACTTTGGTCGGTTTTATAGTCATTTACGCTTCCATTTCTAAAATGAAC